AGATTTCAAGGAGCAGTAAAATGGCTAAAGCTAGACAGCAGTATCTCGGTGTTTACGAGAATATGGATTTCCCTGATTATAAGTTTGAGGAATATCCGAAAGTTGTTGGTTATCGGGACGAGAAAAAGACCATTCCGATTATCGTTGGGAATGCGAAAGAGGAAGTGGAATTTATCACCACTGGTTCTCCGGGCGCGCATATTTCCCGTGAAGAAGAATTACAGGCTGAACTTGAGCGTAAAGCTGTAGAATTAGAAGCTGCAAAAAAACAGCTTGCAGAACTCAAAGCTGGGCAGGAAAAAGCGAAAGCCAGTATTCTGCCGACGCCTGCTAAGAAAGAGGGTTAATAAATGGCAACGACTGCCAATGACATCATAACTCTTGCGCTCAAAGACGCAGGTATTCTCGGTGTCGGGCAGTCGATGCTCCCCGAGGATTACAATGACGCACTGACGCGCATGAACATGATGATTGCACAGTGGCGTGTGAAACGCTGGCTTGTGTGGCATCTTGTGGACAAGAGCGTAGTGTCAACGGGGGCGCAAAGTTATACTGTCGGTCCCGGCGGTGATATTGATGTGTCGTGGAGGCCAGATAAACTGGAAAGCGCGTTTTTCAGAATGTTGCCGGGAGCAAACGGCACACAGTCTGTAGACTATCCGCTTCAGATTTTGTTCTCTTATGAGGACTATGCGAGGATCACGCTGAAAAGCCTCGTGTCGTTTTCACAGTGTATCTTTTATGACTCCGGTTATCCGCTAGGTAAAATTTATCCATGGCCGATCCCGCAGGCAAACCTTTACTCCGTTCACATCATTCTGAAAGAAGTGCTGAGTGAGTTTGCGGATTTAACGTCCACGTTCGATTTTCCCCCGGAATATCTGGCTGCATTGCACTACAATATGGTTGTGCGTTTGCGAGCGGCTTACAGAATGCCGGAGGACCCTGGGTTTAACGGCCTTGCGGCAGACGCTATGCAAACGCTGCGCAGCGCCAATGCTCAAATTCCGTCCCTTGTAATGCCGGATAATCTGGTCCGTCCGGGCGTTTACAACATCTACTCTGACCAGACGAGGTAATGACATGGCGACTCCCCAGAGACTTCAGGCTGGCCAGCGTTTGGCTGATGATGATGCGCTTAATACTATTCTCGCTACTCCTCAGTGGGAGACTAAGTATAATATCACTGCTTTGGCTGGAGGAACACTTACGGCGAATACGCCGGTTCTGACGCTGGGTTCAAACCACGTTGGCACGGCTGCGTCAAGCGGTGACAGCGTTGTGCTTCCGAGTGCGGTTGCTGGTAGCGTTGTATTTCTGGCGAATGCCGGTGCGAACCCTGTGCAGGTTTTCGGCAAAGGTTCGGACACGATCAACGGCACGGCGGGCGCGACTGGTATCAGTGTGGCAAATGCAAAACGCATTTTATTCGTCGCTGTAACCAATAATGTTTGGTTCTCGCTTCTGACTGCCTAAAACTTATAGGTGTAAAGTGCCTCAGATTCAGTTAGTTCAAGGTGCATATGAAGCGCGAAGCGTTATCGCTAACGCCCAGCGTTGCATAAACTTATACCCAGAACTAAATACGAAGGATGCTGAGGTTCCTTACACGCATTATTGCACTCCAGGGCTGACGACTTTAGCGCAAGGAAATGTTGCTGAAGTTCGTCAGCTTTATACTGCATCGAACGGGCTGCTTTTTGCGGTCATCGGTGATACGGTTTATTATGTGCCGGATAGTTTTGTGTTGCAGCCGCTGGGCAATATCGCGACACAAAATGGTCAGGTTAGCATGTATGATAATAAGATCACGCTGATTATTTTGGATGGATCGCTTTTTGGCTGGAGCGTTGATTTAACGACTTTGGCGTTTGCGCCTTTTAGCCCAGCAGAGTTTTTAGGCGGCAATCAGATTAGATATATTGATACGTTTCTGGTGTCGAGCAGTCAAGATGGAAAAATTCAATCGAGCAATTCTGGGCTCGAAACGTATCCGGCTTTGGGTTACGCGACGATTTCTGGAGACGCCGATCAACTGCAAATTATTGATGTCGTGCATAAGGAAATCTGGGCTTTCGGTCGAAGGACGACAGAAGTTTGGAGCAATGTCGGGACGTATCCGTTTCCTTTTGCTCCGATCCCCGGTGTGTTTTTGCAGCACGGAATTGCCGCACAGCGTTCGCTGGCAAAATGGGGCTTGAATATTTTCTTCTTGTCGCAGGACAATAACGGCGAAGCCTTGGTGATGATGGGCACGGCTTATAAAGCTGACATTATTTCTACTCCTGCGATTAGTGATGCGATTGGAAAGTATGAAGTTATCAGCGATGCGATTGGTTTCACCTATCAGCAGGGCTCGCATATTTTCTATGTTCTGACTTTCCCAACTGCCGATGCGACGTGGGTTTACGATTTATCCACACAGCTTTGGCATGAACGGGCGTGGCTGGACTCGAACGGCGCGATGCACCGGCATCGTGCGAATTGCGTTGCATTTGCCTACGGCAAAACGATTTGTGGTGACTGGCAAAACGGAAAACTCTATAACTGGGATTTGAATGTTTATACAGACGACGGCGCTCCGATTGTTAAATTGCGGTCTTTCCCGCATCTGGTAAGCAGTCTTGATCGTATTAGCTATAAACAATTCACGGCCGATATTGAAGTTGGCACGGAACCTGATCCTGAAATCGACCCGACGCTTTCACTTCGCTGGAGTGATGATCGTGGCGTAAGTTTCGGAAACGCTGTGTTCCAAACTTTGGGAAAAACTGGTTCGTATAAAACAATCCCGACTTGGAATAGACTGGGTTTTGCCCGCGACCGTGTTTTTGAGTTGTCATGGACGGCTGCTGCGGCGACAGCGTTGAACGGCGCGTTCATTGATGTTGAGAAGATGGAAACATGATCCGCGCTCTTGTTCCGAACTCCCTCAAGAATTTAATTCAGCCTGATGGGTCAATTTCCCGTCAGTTGCAGTTGCTTCTTTCCGCACTTGTTCAAAATACTGTGCCCACGACGCAAGATGTGGTAACTGGAGCGCCCTTGGCGGGGGCGGTTTTGCTTCCCGACGCTGCGCAAATTCCGAACGGCTGGGCACAGATCGACACGCTTGTGATAGGTGCTAACACCTACAAAGTAATCACGCTGGTTTAGGAGAGTATTATGGACCCCGTAACTATGGGACTTATGATGGGAGGCGGGCAGCTTCTCTCTGGCATCGGCGGAATGTTCAGCGGCCAAACTCAGGCTGGGGCGAATCGGGCTGCAGGGCAGATGGGCTTGCTCGGCTCGATACTTGCTGGGCAGGCGGCGGAACAGGGTTTTGGTCGAGCACAGGCCGCTTTGTCGCCGTATGCGACTGCTGGCAATAAGTCGCTTGATCTGCTGATGTCCTATTTGACTGGCAATGCGGCGCAGCAAGCTGGCGTTGGTGGTGGTGGTCCGAATTTGCTTTCGACTTTTGCGCCCACGCAGTCGCAGTTGGAAAGCACTCCGGGTTATCAGTGGGCTCGGCAGCAGGCGCTTGGCGGTATGGCGAATACCGGCGCGGCGCGTGGCATGGGTCTTTCCGGCAATGTCATTCAGGACATCGGAAAAACTGCTACGGGCCTTGCGTCTCAGACTTTTCAGGATCAACTTAAAAATTATATGCTGCAAAATCAGCAGGCTTACAACATGCTGTTCGGCCCAGCGCAGATGGGTATGGGCGCTGCTGGCGGAATTGCGAATGCCGCGATGGATGCTTCTCGTCTTATCGGCGGCGCAGCCACGGGCGCAGGTAATGCTTTTGGTGCTGGTATTATGGGCGCAGGCAATGCTCTTGCGGGCGGAACGCAGTCTATGTTCGGCGGTGCGGGTAAAATGCTCTCCACACCCGCACAGACTGCTTATTCGGCTGCGATGAATCCAATGTTTAATCAAGGCGTGAATTATGCAGGTATTCCAGAGTTGTTGAAATGGGGAACTGGAGGCGGCGGTCCCTTCCCTTCTACATATAACCCTATTGCATAATTTAAGGAGTCAAAAAGATGGCTGATGGTATTCCTTTTACTCAAGCTCCGGCTCCTCCGCGTTTTGCCGAGGAAAATCCTCTGCAGACAATGCAGCAGGCCCAAAGTATGGCTGTGCAGGGGCAGGCCATGCAACAGCAGCAGCTTGTCAATGCTGCTAAAATGGCTGTGGGTCAGCATATGCAAGCGCATATTGATCCGGCTACAGGCAGATTGGATAACTATAACTTTATAGCAAGTGTTGCCAAAGACCCTCGCGCCGCTTTGGCTGTCGGCGACGTTTACCATATGCTTTTGGAAAACGGGGAAATCGACGCAAGAACTGCAGGGCAGCGTTTGTCGAACGAAAAAGCTAAACTTGACATCATGGGCAATTCTGCTGCGCCGTATATTCAAAAAATGGCCGAAGGAAAAACGACAACAGATGCAGATATTGCAGGATATGTCGGCACTTTAGTTGCTAATAAAGTTTTCGATAATGAAAAAGATGCGATGGTGATGTTGCAAGGATTAACAGGTAGTCCTGTTGGCACTAAAAACAATCGTGACGCTCTTTTCAGAATGTTAGGGCAATATAACACAACTGCTCAAGCGACACTTACGAACACGATGCAGTCGATGGAAAAACGCTACGAGCAGGTTACTGGCATCACACCGGAAGGCGTTCCTTATTCCATTCCAAAGGCTCGGGTCCCAGGAATGTTGCCTCCGGGTCCGGGTGTGGAAGGGGGAGCCCTTCTGCCCGAAGAAACAGCAGAAAGAGGAACGTCGGCTCCTCGTTCCGAACTTCCTGCTGGGCAGGAGGAGTCACCCTCGGCTCCTCCTGCCACCACTGGTGTTCCTCGCGGCGCTATTCAAACTGGAATGGCCCCGATGGAAGCTGCTCGGCAAAAGCCCTATCTTGAATATAAAGAGGGTAAAGGCTGGATGAACGAAGCGGAGAAAGACTCTGCTCGTAATGCTTCTCTGGCTTACAGTCTGGAAACAAAACTTAAAAATGAAGAAGAATTGTTTTCGACGTTCAAGCAGGGTCCGACTCGTGATATGAAAATGCAACTTGCTAATTTTGCAAGTGGTGTGTTACCGGGCGGTGCAGAAAATCCATTAGTGCGCGCTCTTGTGGATGCGCCAAATTCTACTATAGCCTTGTCAGCGGCAGCAGCACTTCGCAAAGAACTGGCTAAAGACACGTTTGAACAACTTAAACAAGCTATTGGGGGTCAAGGTCGCTTTACGAACTTTGAACTCGACACCATGCTTAAAGCTAACTACGGCTTGGACACTCCCACACCTGCGATTGAGCGCATGATGAATGATATGCGCCGTGTTGCACGTATCGCAAAAGTCGAAGCTGCAGCGTTGGAACAGTATCGCAAAGTCAGTCTTTCCCATCCGACCCATGACGACTCCTTCAGCCAGAGTTTCTTTACGAATAAACTTCGTAATAAACTGGTGGAAAAAGGATTGTATAAAGAAGGTCAGATTAAATTGACGAAAGATGGTGAAGTGGTGCTGCCGAGTCCGGAGGGTAAATAATGGTTGACATGCCTGTTGATCGCAGAGCATTTGCCTCTGCTTACGATCCAAGAGTCGTGGCTGGTAAAATTCAGCAGTATGCGACTGAAATTGGCGTCGATCCTGAAATTGCTCTGCGAGTTGCCAAAAGCGAAGGACTCTACGGATATACTGGAGATCAAGGATCGTCTTTCGGGCCTTTTCAGTTGCATTATGGAAATGTAGCTGGTGGCGGGAACAAGGTCGGCGGCCTTGGAGACACGTTTACGCAAGTTACGGGTTTAGATGCTCGTGATCCGCGAACTGTCGATGCGCAGATACAGTTTGCTTTGAATGAAGCGAAAATTCATGGATGGGGCGCGTGGCACGGATGGAAAGGTGATCCGCGAGCGGGTTTGCCTGGAGGTCCACAAGGAGAAGCTGCGCCCATGCAGGCTCGACCTGTGCAGCCTATTTTGTATTCTGCGCCAGTAAATCAATATGCTTCTGCAGGCATGATGAATGATGCGATGCCTTTGCAAACTGCTTCGTTCCAACCTGCGGCACAGCCTGCTGCGCAGATGACGCATGACAATTTTTTGGATGACGCATTTTTGTCACCCCAGCCGATTGCCACGCAGCGCTCTGCGGTGCAAGCACCCGTTACGCAAGCGCCGCAGCAAGCACCTGCGCAAGCACCTGCGGCTATTACACATGATAACTTTTTGAATGATGAACAGTTGTTTGGTGAGAAGCCTGCGGCACAGGCAGCACCTACCCAGCAACAACAGGGACAGGTTGTTGGCAAGCCCCCGGAAAATTGGGGAGTGGGTCGTTCGTTTTTGCGCGGCGCGTCGATGGGACTGTCAGAGCCTCTTGAAGTTGGTTTGTCTATGCTTCGCCATGGAACTCATGGCTTGTCGCTCGGCGAAGCCTATCAGAAAGGCATGGAAAATATTGCTGCGTCTCGTGAACGGTATCGCGAAGAAGCACCGATGACTTCTATGCTGGCTGAAGGTTTGGGGTCGGCGGTTGGCGTTCCGGGTGCGACGGCGGCGCGTCTTGTCGGGACGGGTGTAAGGGGCTTACGCATGGCCGGAGCACCTCGCGCTGCTCAATTCTTGGCCGGTGAAGGCGGTATGCTTTCTCGCGGAACGCAAGCCGCTGCACAAGGCATGGCGTTGACGGGTGTGGAACAAGCCGCTGGTTTAACTCCTGAGGAAGATCGCGGTTTGGGCAACATTTTGATGGGCGGTGTTGGAGGTGTGGCAGGTCACGCTCTTGCCGCTCCATTAACTCGTGCAGTGCTACGCCCGTTTGAAGCCGCCATCGAACCCGAAATGAAAATCGTGGCGCAGGATGTGAATAGAAAGTTTGGACTTAACATCCGGCCTTCACAGTTAGCAGAAAAAAATCCCGATCTTAAAGCACTTGACGAAAGACTCGTGCCTTCAAGTGTGAAGACAAAACAGTTCATGGATTGGAATGCGGCTGTTGCAAATGATCTAAAACCTGGTCTTAAAACTTTGACCAAAGATACTGTCGATACGGAAGCCTCGAAGACTGGACAGGCTTTGGATAATCTTGTGGCTGGTAAAACGATGAATGTTCGGCCAGATTTGGCGAACGGTTTAATGTCAATTAAAAACTGGATTGCGAACGATACTCCAGCAAGTGATCCTGTGCGCAAAGAGTTTACAGATTTTGTCAGGAAGTTAAGTCAAGACATCCAATATGGCACAATTAAAGGTGAAAAATTCCGAAGAATGATCTCCCACAATGGATATATCAATAACACCTTCTTTGGAGCATCTAAATCTCAAGCCATGAAACGGGCCGGAGTGGAAATAAGAAACTTATTGATCGACTCATTCGAACTTGCAAATCCAGCAGATGCTGGAAAGTATCGAAAGTTGACTGAGCAGTATCGTAAATGGCTCGCGGTAAAACCGTTGGTAAGCGATTCTGGCGTGATTAACCCGCAAAAATTAGCAGCGCAAGTAACAAAACAGCGACTTGTTGGCGGGGATTTGGAAGATTTGGCGAGAGTTGGCAAGTATTTGCCAAAAGCTCCCCCGGCAGAAGGCCCTTCGCCTTTTGTCAAAGGTGCTGCTGAATTTGGAGTTCCCCATGCTGCGGCTGCGGCAGCACATGCCTTGGGCTTTCCTACGGTTGGGCTGGA